CTGAAGGCGACCAAATCTTGGTAGTCAAGCCTTCTGTCTTGACCGCTGCCTTCCAGGCTAAGGTTGGCAACCGCTACCTCATCGAGCCAGGTGCAACCGCTGAAGATATCTTCCGTGTTGACCGCGTATTCAGCCCGATGTGGATGGAAGCTGATACCACTAACGATGCTTACCTCTTGGTCCGCAACGGTTACACCACAACCGGCGAGAGGAATCCTCGTGTGTATCCATTCTTTGATGTATCTACAAACGAGAACATCCTCTTGAATGAGATGCCTCTTGGTGGTACCTTGACTAAGTACAAATCTGCTGTTGCTATCAAGCCTGCAGCCTAATCTAAGGAGATAAGATGTTGACGCAAGAAAACTATTGTTTATACACAGGGCAAACCGTAAACTATGCTGATGAAGATTGGTCGGCTCTAGTGAATATAGCCAAGAGCAGACTTGCGTCTCTCCTTTGCCTCGAGGAATTTCCAGAGCTGACAGATGAAAACCAGGACTTAGCGCTACTGCTGTCCGAGTTTATCTGCTCGGCTCTGAAATTCCAGGGCTCACCCGACGTGGTTGAATCTAAACACGTCAGAAACTTTACAATCAACTTTAAGAGTAGTGCAGCCAACGCTTTCGAACAGATTTATTCGCAGTACGAGGATATCATCGAGAAGTACAGCAACTGCGGCCCCGAAATTAAGGTAGAGAGCAACTCCCGGCACTGTTGTGGATACTACAACAATGGATACCTCAATATTTGACGCATTCTCTAATGCCATAATATCTGGTGTATGGCAAATCGGCACCTGCCAACACAGCACGGTTGTCGGCAACCAATTCACACCGCTTGGCAATATAGACGTCATTATAGACGAGGGCTCTAGTTCTGGCGTAAATGATACTCCTGAAACTTTGGTCTCTGATATGCTGGTCTATGTTTGTCCGGAACAGCTACCTACTATCCGCACCAACAAGCTCGTCGCAGACTATATGCTTTACGACAGCTCAGAGGGCGATTATTACCTGATAGTAGATGCTGGGATAGGCAAGAATCAGCACACCGGAGCCATAGAGCATGTGGAGCTCAAGCTCGTACAGACGGAGGTTGTAGATGACGACTAGCTCCACGGTGCAAATCAAGTGGAGTCAGCCTGCCCTTAATGCCATAAATCGTAAAACCCAAGCGGGGTTGTTTAGAATGGGCTTTGACATAGCAGCACAGGCCCGTAGAAACGCCCCCTATGTAACAGGTGCACTCCGTGCTACCATCCGCGTTCAAGAGATATCGGGAAATGAATTAGATATCCGCGCTGGTGGTAGATTCGGAAACAGAAAGGTAGACTATGCTTGGATTCGTGAAATCGGACCCAACCGCAATCCGGCCACAGTGCACTATATGGCAAACGCCCAGAAAGCGATTATGACTGGCAACTACATGCAGAAGTACTTTGGAGATATAACGAAATGATAACTTTAGCCTTACTCAAACAGATGACTGATGACGGGGTAGCAGACCTCGTGATTGACAAGAACTGTTTTTGGGAACAAGCGCCTTTACAGCGCGACGGAGCGCCTGCAACTGGCGTATGGCTAGTTACACGCGGTGGCAACGCTGCGAACTCTCCTAAGGGCCTTAATTTGCGAAATACGGTAGATTTCTACGTGGCCTTAGCTAACAAGCCAAAGACCGAAGCCGTACACCAGCAAATTCTAGAATGGCTCATCGCTAACCCTTGCTTCTGCGAACTGTCCGGCAGCGTCGGCGGCACTACTTATAGCTTTTCTAACGTGCGTCTGCGGCCCACTACTACCCCACAGAACACCATGATTACGAGCAATAACTTGGTTGTAAAGATTGCCAGCGCTGAGCTGGTCTACGATATTAACCAATAAGAAAGGACTAAAATGGCAGTTCAAAATATAACGCAACTCCGCCGGGTACTTTTCCGCAAGTGGGACGCTACCGAACAGGCGTGGACTGTGTTTACGCTTGAAGCTGATGACCTAGGCCAAGACACCGTGATGACCTTAAACGTGGCTCCACGAATGAGGACTCGGGCATCTAGCCTTGGCAGCACGGAAACCGCTATCTCCGGCACGTTTGATTCGTTCTCTGGCTCGATTACGTTCCTAATGGATACGTTTAAGAACCTAGGGCAGGCGATTCAGAAATGGAGCGCGGCGACCTATGAAGGCGCATCTGAGGCAGCCGGCAACATCATCTGGGACGGCGCAGACCTTTGTGCTGAGGGTGAATACATGTCCGTAGTGGCGCAGGGGCTTTGTGATGACGGTTCTACCGCCGACGTAGAGCTTACCCGCTGTATTCCTAGCGTAGATGACGACATTGAGATTGGTACTGGCGATACGCCAACTATCACGCTCAATTTGCATCCAGTAGTTTACAATGCGAAACTACACGCAAATGACGGATATCCACAGTACTCAGCTCGCCTCGGTGATTATGACTTAACAGCTAAGATGCGGTTAAATGCTTCTACCGGCGCTTATACGGCAGTAGTTTAACGGAGCCTAGGAGTTGAATGACGAAGCCTGAACTTACACTAAACAAAGTCAGAGAGACTGCGAAAAAGCGCGAGTTTCGGGCTTCGGATTTTCTAACTCAAGACCAGATGGACGAGGTGCACCGCTCAAACCTGAATAGTAAAAATAGCACAAAGTTTGACGAGATAGATGCCTATATAGCAGAGATTCTGGCCCGGTTCGGCTACGATGCCTATGTGGCCTGGAAGTTTGGCGAAATTGGCGAGGAGCAAATGGCGAAGCTAATTATGGCCGAAAGAGCCAGAGAGGCAAGGAACCGCCTGCCGCTAGAGAATATCATTGTGGCAAGTATGTCTGGGGCGAATAACCCTACTAAAGGCGGGCACGCCCCAAAGAGCCTCAAAGCGGCGATTAAAATGCTAAAACATGAAGAAAATCTAGCGAAAGGAGCTAAATAATGGCAACCCAGGTTGGTGAAGCAGTAATCAGACTAACTTTCGACGGCAAAGACGTAAAAGCTAGCCTCGACAAGGTAGAAAACCAGGTTGCCAACAACGGCAAAAGTGGAGGCGATCGCTTTGGGAGTGCTTTTACTATCGCAGCAGGTAACATCATAGCCAGAGGCTTTACAAAGATAACCTCAACCATAACCAACCAAATCAGTGATGCTGTCTTACGTGCCGATACGCTAGAACGATTCCCGAAGGTTATGCAGCAAATGGGCTATTCAGCAGATGTGGCCTCAGATACAATCCAAAAATTGATGAAGGGCGTAGAGCAGGTACCTACTCCGCTTAACGAGGTTGTGTCTGGAACACAGCGACTGGTATCGGTTACCCACGACGTAGACAAGGCCTCTGATTGGATTATGGCTATCTCCGATGCGATGCTAGCCAATGGCGCATCTGCCTCAAGGGCCTCTGACGCTACCGAACAATTCTTGCAAGTTGTATCAAGGGGCAAGCCAATGGGCCAAGACTGGCTTACCATTATGGAGGTTGCTCCTGGCGTGCTCGATGCGCTTGCCAAGGAGCTAGGGTACACCTCAGCCACGCTTGGTGGCGATATGTACACCGCTTTGCAACAAGGCACACTATCTATGGACGATTTTATGGCAAAGCTAGTAGAAATGGATAAAACCGGCAGCACTTCAATGGAGGCCTTGTCTGAGGTCGCACGGACCGCTACCGGTGGTATAGAAACAGCAATGACTACGATGAAACAGAGTATCAGTAACGCAATCGTGGAGGTGATTCAGGAAATCGGACACGAGAATATATCGGCAATGATTAACGGAATAAAAGATGTGCTAGTTGGTTTAGTAAAAACATTAAAAGACGTGTTTACGTTCGTCCGTGATAATTGGACTTGGCTTCAGCCTATCATTATAGTTTTAGGCACTGTAGCAGGTACGATTATGGCAATAACTACTGCAATAAATATCTGGAAAGCTGCTACAACGGCGTTTACGGCCGTACAAGCGGTCTTTAACGCCGTTATGAATGCTAACCCTATATTCCTCCTCGTGACTGTGATAGCGGCCATTATCACGGCCCTAACGGTGTTCTTTACGCAGACAGAAACCGGGAAACAGATCATGCAAGCTTTTGGTGAGGTAATTGGCAACGTGTTTGGCGCTATCGGCGAGTTTATCGGCGGAGTGTGCCAAGCCATAGGCGATTTCTTCTCTACTCTTTGGGAAAACTGGAAGGCTGGCGTCCAAGGTGCTTGGGATTTCATCGTAAATATATTCTCCGGGTTGGCTAACTTCTTTGGCTCAATCTTTGGCAATGCCTGGGAAGCCGTGAAAAATGTGTTCTCTACCGGCGGCCAAATCTTTATGGGCATTGTGGACGGCATCGCACAAGCCTTCCGAGCCATTGTCAACACTATCATTACCGGTATTAACCACGTCGTTGCTATTCCGTTCAACGCAATAAATGGATTCTTAGACACATTGCGCAGCATCAACATCTTAGGCGTAGAGCCGTTCGGTTGGATAGGACAAATCGCCGTGCCACAAATACCGCTCTTGGCGCAAGGTGGTGTTGTATCTGGGGCCACTACGGCTATTATCGGTGAGGACGGACAAGAGGCGGTCTTGCCGCTAGAGAATAATACTGGCAACTGGGCTGGACTGTTGGCACAGACGCTCGCCACGGAAATGCAAGAGCAAGGCAATAATGGTACAATCAACGTATACATGACCAACAAAATAGACAACCGGCTTGATGCTGAGGATATTGGCCGGGTGATGATGCAAAGCATTAGGAGGGCAGCATGAATATAGACCAAATCAAAACCGAGTGTTTTATCTTAACTCTGTTTATCCGCGAGGACGGCGAGCGCTTGCTCTTAGGGTCTGGCGAGTATGAGTTCAAGGACAGCCAGATGCACTTCGACGCTGAGGACTTTGCAAACGACATTGTCGAGGTGCAGGGCAATGACGGAGTATTCTTAGCTGGCCAGGTCCGGCGACCTACTACTCAGAGTTTTGACGGTTATATCGGCGACGCTACAGTCACAAAGGCTAAGATAGAAGAATATCGGCGAGACTTCTTGGCGTTCTTCCGCAAGAATTACTACTACACCGCGGTCTATATCTACCCCAATGGCACAGCGATTCAAAGGCGCAAAGGCTTTATTGTAGATGCCCCAGAAGTGAAGGAACTTTACCAGGTGAACCCAGAGTATCATGTGGCTTTGAACTTTGAGGATGTGAATTATTACAGCTATTCAGAAAACGAACAGGGCGAGGAAACTTATACCAAGAGCGCTACGATTTACTTATCCACCGGCGCAGTTGAGGGTGGCCTGATTTGGGACGAGGTTGGCGCTACTTGGGATTCGGTAGGCGCTATTTGGAGCGAAGGTAGCGGCGCTGGACCCACTACGGTAATGGTAGATTCTATAGACCGTGTCTATCCTGTGTGGAGGCTTACCGGGCCTGTGGCAGACCCGCAACTATCCGTGCTAGATACTGGCACTACGCTGAATTACACAGGTACAGTTACTGCTACGCAAACATTAGAGATTAATATGTTTAACAAGACGGCGAAGCTCAACGGTACTAGCGTGATTGGCAATGTGTCTGGCGACTGGGTATACTTTGAACCAGGTAATAACCGTGTAACCTATACCGCAGACAACGCCGATGCTGAGCCAAGTACAATTTACTGGCAAGAGGTGGTAGGATGATTGGGGCGGCCACTTACGAGGTCAATCTATATCTTAACGGCCGGCTTATTGGTGATTGCCGGGATTTGGCCCAGAACTTGCAGTACTCACGTAAGCGCACCAAGGTCGGGGCAGACTCCATAGACTTCACTATTAACGACGTGCTCTTTAACCGTTGGTGTAGGGAGCGCAACGTTACTATAAACGACCTCTTGAAGCCGATTGCTCTGGAGTGCCGCTTGAAGCGCAATGGCGAGGAGGTGATTGGCGGATTCTTGGCTACAATGCCAGCCTATACGCCTTTGAACGCTAGCGCCAATTTAGACCTTCACTTTGACGGCTTCCTAAATCTCTTGGCCGGAGTATATATTCGCAACACCTCTACAAACCTCCCCAGAGGCACGATAACGGGCCGTGCAGGGGCTTTGGTGTCAAACATGATACAGTTTGCGAATACAGTATCACAAGTGGCTGGAAAGGGCTATAATTTCGTTTCAGGGCATATTGACACGCTAGCTTCTATCACGCATACATTTGACAACTACAAGACGGTAAAAGACTGGATTTGCGACCGATGCGATAACACCACTGGGGCTGGGCCCTTCGATGTATATTTTCACGCTGACAAAACCTATGATATTTACTCTGACGCGAACTTCGGTGATGTTATCAATGACTGGGTGGCGTTTTATCCAACACTACTCAATAATACTTCGGCCACATCAATATCGGCATCTGAAGTTGGAGATTTCGCAAGCGCAGTAGTTGGCCTTGGTGCTGGTGAAGTGGCTGCAAGTGCGGCTGAAAATACCGCCTTATTCGCATTTACAAGCGATTCTAGCGCAGTTGCGGAGTATGGATATATGGAAACCCTTTATCAGGATTCAAGTATCTCTACGGCGTCTGTATTACAGCGAAACATTGATGCTAAGCTATGGAATACTGCCAACCCGATATGGCAGCCACAAATTACTCTGCACGGCAAGCAAGTGGCACCGAAGCCGGCCGGCACTAACAAGATTTGGATTGGCGACACGATTACGATTAACAACTCTGCCGACCTTACTGGCATGACAAATGGCGAGTTTAGAGTGAATGAGCTGGATGTAGCAATCAGTGCAGGTGGAGATGAAACCATTACGCCAGTGTTGGAGCGTGTATGACGGTAGACTTATTGAGTGCTAGACTCAAAGCCGCCAAGCGTGAGCTGACGGCGCTTAAAACGGCACATAGGAGGGGGCTGGGACTTGTGAGAATTTATAAAACAGAGCATTTCTACAGTGATGATAATATAGATTGGCCGGAATCATATAGAGGGACAATGACTTTGGAATTTTCTAGAAACTTTGCACCAAACCCATTTGTCTACATTCTTTCTACGGATACTGGCGAGGCGCCGTGGTATAATTACACAAAATCTATTGACGTATCTGGGATAGTTTTTTCGCAAGACGGCTATACTGCCACTGTAAGCTGTGATATCTTTTATGGCTATGGGGACATATTTAACCGCGCTGTGATATATTCAACAGCCCCCATTTTGTCCGTAACTACAAGCTGGAGAATTAAAGATGAATAACTATTTTGACAGAGAGCTTCTCGCGCTAGAAAAAGAATTGTTATGGCTCAAGACATCAAGCCAAAAAAGCTCCAGCCTTGTCGAGACGACTTCACAGACGATCCCTATCTCTGTCAACCTTGAGCTTGGTACTGGATCATCAGACCCTTTTGCTGTAGCGGTGCTGTACTATGAAATAGTAGCTTCACAGGACGCTCTGATCATTCCCACTCTCGACTGGTATTATGCAGATATTACGCAGGCATGGCGGGTACTGCCTACAGTGTATGCGCGTTATATAGATATGAAGCAAATCATTCTCCCAAATGGCAATAATGGTATTAAATTCACGGTCTTTGGGACTAATATGGGAGCCAATAATGACGCCCACCGGGTGGCGGCTGGAGAAACTATCACCATATCATTTAATCTAACTGTTCGCTGCACTACCAACTTTACGCTTAGGAGATACCAATGAACCGAGATTTTGAAGAGCGAATAAAAACGATTGAAGCCGAACTTGTCGCCTTAAAAACGGCATCGCTATATAGCTCCGTTAGAAGCTCGTATGCAATATCGCCAACTTATGTGCGTACCGGGCTTTATAGAGTCACCTATGCGGAGACGGGAGAGCCAATAATGTCAACCTTTTATATAAATACTAGCAGCCCAAGCTGGGACGACTATTTGGTTCTTCGCATTTTCCCTCGCACCCCGGTCGGTAATACCCAAGTACTGGAGATAAATACCACCTATTCGCGAGACTACGGGCAAACGTCGCAGACCTATGATGTTTTATTGACCGCGCTTTCTAACCGCCCTATCACCAGCA